TCGCATGCCCTAAATCTACGCCAACTTGACGGAACTGCATAATTATCCACCACATGGTATTTCCTATCGAATTCAGCAAACGCTGCACCTTCTGCAACATCCCAACTCCCTTCTAATAATTGTTGTCGCTGTGTCTCTGGGAGAGACAGCAACATGGCTTCATAATCCCCTGCGTTATACAAATATGGATTATCCAGTAGTCTTGCCGGGATGAACCTCCGCTTAAAAAGGGGCATTCCCGATTTGCTATGGGCTTTTGGATATTTAAGTGTCTTCCCTGTTGTAATATCCGTTGCCCAAAACGCCTTATTTGGAGCAGCAGGGTCAATAAACATTTTTTTAACCCAACCATGCCCCGGACCTCCGGGGTTTGTCGTCCCTCGCATGTAGACGGGTAACGAGGGGTCAGCTGTTCTAAGACGCGAACGTAAATAATCCCAAGCATAAGGTGTAGGGTACTGTGTTAACTCATCAAAACCAATATACGTAAATGCCTGACCTTGGTAACGCAGCACATCTTTTTCCTGCTCTAAATATGTCATCCATATACGTGCCCCCGAAGGGAATGTCCATTGGCTTTTTCTTTCTTGCCATTTAGCACCGGGAAAAGCCTTTGGGTATATTTCTTGAGATTTATGTATAATCTCTCTTAATTCATCATTTGTTCTTCTCAGTATCAATGCGTTTGTGTTGGCATTGCTACAATATCGTAGAGGGTCAATAATTAAGCTATATGTTTTGCCTCCACCAGCTGCGCCACCATATAAAACTTCTCTTTCTGGTGCAGCTAGAAATTCTGTTTGCGGACCGGGATTGGCTTTAAATAAAACTTCCTGTTCCGGCTGTCCTTCTGATGAAATAACATCAGGGTTAAATGTTATATTTTCATCAGGCTTTTTATCTTGCGTCAAGTCTTTTAATTGTCGTTGAGTATGCCTCAACTTCATTTTAGCAGACCGTATTTTTTTGCCTTTATTATTTCTATTTTTAGGCGTTGCCTTCGATTTGAATCGCGGCAGTAAAGCGTTTTTGTTGAGCATACCTTCTTCTGTCAGCTTTGTCTTTTTTTATACGTTTCCATAACCCCATAGAACTAATCTTTCTACCTGTGTATTCCGTTAACCAGCGAGCCACTTCAGAATACGTGGACTGTTTTAGATATTGTTCTGCCTGTTCTAATGCTTCAAGCTGTTCTTCAATTGGCTCTAAAACATATTTATTTTCTTCAGACTGCTTATATCCCCAAGGAACTGTTGGTCCTCGTAAGTTACTATAGCGGCTCATTCTCTTCCTTCTTTGCAGGTAAAACAAACAGCCCAACAGGCTTATCTGTTTCTACATTTATCTTTTCTACCTTAGAAAGCCCTACCCTGTCAAGTATTTGTTGCGATGCCATTAACTTTTCTCTAACACCTAACTCAGTGGGGTCATCTAAAACACCGACCATAGACATTACAGCTTTAGGAGCGTTAGCCGCCATTTCAAGTTCTGCACGTTCAATTATCTCCTGTCGTACAGATTGTAATATATGATGAGGATTGGTATTCTCAGAGTATCCTGCAAGCCGCATAGCTTTGGCGTGATTTCCTTTAGCCTCGCCAAACAATGCATTTAAAAATTTTTGTTGTAGTTCTGTTAGTTCTTTACGCACGTCTATTTTTCTTTCCTGCAGTTTTTGTTCTAGCAAAAGAACGGTTACTGCTTTTTGATTTAACGGACAATTTTTTATTATTCATTGGATTGCCGCTTGTATGATGGACATCTCTGCCATCACCTTTATGCACCACCCCCCGTTTTGCCATAATTGCTCTGGCTTTGTTGCGAGAAGCGCGCCTTTTTATCTGTTTAGGGCGCTTATGGTAATTATCATATTCTTTTCTATAATTTCTTTTGGTAGCCATTTTACTCTCTAAATTGTTTCTTTATACTTTTAATTACGCTTTTTAAACTAAATGGTTTTTCATTAGGTCTATAGGGGCATTGAAATTCTCTAGGGCATACTCCTGCATCATAAGGAAGATATTCCCTGTATTGTGTATTATTAGCTCCTGTAAAAACGCAAACTCTTTGATTATTCCCCAGTATCTGACTAGCCAATCGACACGTAGTCATTACTTTTGTAGAAGAATCGTCTTCAGCATACGCAGAAGATGCATTTGTTGTTAGAGCAGCAATCAGGATGTACGTAAATATTATTAATATTGTCATGGCTAGAAAGAAAGGCTTACTATCCAAATTATCCATCCTATAGCACCTACACCAATAAAAGAAGCCACTCCCATTATAGTGTAATCTCTTATCTGTTTATTGCGTTCTTCTCGTGCATAAACAGCTTCTTGCCTTGCTCTTCTTATTCTTCCTTCTTCACGAATTAAATCATCCCATGCTGCAGTACCATAATTGGCTACTAAAAAATTTTTTAATTCCTCTCGTTGTTTTGCTAATTTCTTTTTTGCACTAAAACTTTCTATGGCTACTTGTTCTATCGAACCATTAAATATCTTATCTAAAGCTGATGGACTATTGGCATTCCTATGTACATTGTCAACGTCACTTACAGCTGTCATCCAGCGGCTAAGCTCAGATGACATATCTTCAATTTCTTTGCCAACCATGATGGCTTTTTTAATTGCATTATACGCTGTAGTTGCGCCTGTAACTGCAGCTGAAAGAGTAATCGGGTCTAACATTTTATTATTTATCTTTCGGTAAACAAACTGCAACTACTTTATGCTTGGTTTTGCCATCGTTGCTTGGTATAAGCGGTTGGTTATTCATCCTTTCTGCAAAATATTTACATCTATCAATATCTGCAAATGTTTGAGTTTTATTGTGAATAGCTGTACCTAAATAAACGTACAGCACAAATTCAATCACCTTTTACGGGTGCTGCCACCTTTCGACATACGTTTTTTTCCATACATCATTCCCCCACCCATCATTTTTTTTCTTGCGGCTGCTGCTGCTTTTTTCCCTGCAGCCGTATAGGGAAAATGTTTATTTCCTACTCTAGGCATTTTTTTCTCCCTCTAACCATTCAAAAAAGCCAAGTCCTCTTTTTTTAGGGACTCCTAACCATTCAAAAAATGGTTTTGCTTTTTTAGTTTTACTAGATTTCGCTACATTAATTTCCTGTAAATCATTTTTTCCAATAGAATCCTTGTCCATTAGCTTCTTCCTTTTACTGTGTCGCCTGCTTTGCCTTTAAGATTTGTTTTAAATACATCTTTAGTTCTAGGAACATTTGTTGGTAAATCCATAAGATGGGCGAGTTCTTTAGCAGTATCGACAGAACTAAACCTATTTTGACCAAGCTGTTTTTCAAGCTGTTGTATTTTTCTTTTTTCTAGCGCTAAATCTTGGTCAGATAATCTAGGGTCTTTAAAAAGCTTATTTTTTCTACGCATAATTTCTACAATTACTGCTTGTCGCGCTGCTTTGTCTGAAGATTTGGCTCTTTTCATCCATACCTCATGCGCCTTGGCAACCTTGGATTGTATGTCCTTCTGCGCTTCTTTTCGTCGTTGTACATCTTTTTGTGCACCTTCTACTATAGCTTTATTTGGTTTCATGTTAGTCCAACTCCTTTCATTCTGTTAATAAGCCGGTCTGCACGATTTGTTACCTGCTTGTACCATCTGGAATCCTGCATCTGGTCTCCAGCTTCAAGCCAATCTTTATCTTTAACGGCTTGAATCATCTTTTTAAATTTACAAAATCTTGGGTAGCCTAGATTAAACATCATATTCGCCATGATTAACCTAACCTCTTCATTCATGGAATCCCAATCATCAAATACTTTTTTACAGTCGTTAAGAGTCATTTCTATGTCCTGCTCAAACCATTCATTAACTCTTTCCTCACTAACAGCGGTTCCAATAGCTTTGCCATATTCTTTATCTGTTCCCTTGAGCAAATGCCCGATGCCTGCTGTAGGTAATCCTAAATGGTCCAAATAAATTTCATACTTACAGCCTTCATCAATTTTTAATTCTTCGCGCAGTCTATCAGTAAAAAATTCCATCAATTTAACTTCCTCTTCTTTTCGTTGTCCTTTAGAACACTATAATAAGCTTCTGTCATTTGTTTTAAATCTTCTCTTAATACAAAGATTAACTGTTGCGCGGCTAGAAGTTCCCTTCTTAGATTTTCCTCAAACGTATCTTCATGGTTATCCCATCCATTTGACTTAATCATCGTTTACCTCCCAGTGCACTGAAACCAAAATATGCGCCAACCAATCCGCACATACTAATATACTGTGTCATGAGAATAGATTCCGCTTCTGCCAATCTATCGGGGAAAGCCAAAGTTAATATCGTTGTTATAGCCATGAGATAAATTAATACCCATGCCATTCGACGTTTATTAACTTGATAAGCTAACTTATCCGGTATTAAATCGCTGGAGCTGCATTTGCAGTCCTCTTTGCCGCAGGCGCAGGTCATTGCTTTTTATTCATCAATTGAAGACCTGTCTTACCAAATCTATATCCAAAACTACTCCCAATACAAATATATAGGCAAGTAGAAAACCAATCAGGTGTATTTTCTTCAAGAAAAATAAACCCTACTTTAACGTACTCTTGTGAAAACGGTAAAAAACATGCTACTAATATCCCCCCAAATATTATAGTCCAGAATTCGTCTTTCCAGCTCCCTGCCATTTGATTGGTAAGGTTCTGTTCCATCAGCATACTGGATGTTGCTTCTGTTTCGTAAACTTTTGCTTCTGCCTTTGCTTTTGCTACCCTAACTTCTGTTTCGGCTTTCGCCTTATCAACTTTGCCTTGCATCCATGTTCCAGCCAAACTGGAAACAGGACCAATAAGCTGCCCTATGAATCCGAACATTTTTTCCTTCCTGATAAGTATTTAATTTCTCTAACATTAAAATACTTTTCAAACCATTTAATAAGTCTCTCCATCAATTCCTCTTAATCGGTATTTTGCATTTCTTTTCTGAAGCGGTTAAATCCTGTCCCTTTTTAGAAATCCAAATATAACTCCAAGTTTCCTGATTACACTTTTTGCCAAACGAGGATATCTCCGGGTCGTTTAACGGTTCTGGTAAATAAGAACAGGAAGCTAAAAATAAGACTGAAATAAAAACTAACTGCTTCATGTCGGTAATCCTTGTCTCTCTGGTACTTCTACGCACACGCTGTACCCTGATACATATTTATCGCTTTTGGTTACTTGCGCCCTAACTGTTTTAATATAGTCTTGGCAAGACTCTAGTGCACTAAAAGGAAAATTAACCATTGGAAAATTTACCCATACAGGTGAGCCGGTTAAGTTCCAAGCTATAATTATTACAGGAATCCACATTTAACACTTCCACCTTCTGCGCGCCTGTCGTAAACGACTGTTTGGATTCTTGGCTGCTTTAGGAAACTTTTTCATCTGCCCTGCACTTCTAGCGCAATACGACTTACGTCTTTTTGCTGCTTTACTGCCTTTTTTAACTTTCCCAGTGACTGCGCCTTTTAATTTACTGCCGGGATTGTCCCTGCGATACTTTGCAATCCCTTTTTTGGTCATCCCAGCACCTTTTTTAGTGGGTCGCTTATGCCCCCCTTTTATAGTGTGCCCCTCCATTGTTCCTTTTTTAGATGCCATTATGTTTTTTCTAATTTAAAGGACGGAATCTATTGGTACGATTCCGCCCAATTACGTTTGATTAACTGTAGCGAACCCCTCAAGTATAAGTACAGCATCATTACGCTTGTGGTGGGTCAGGTTTTCACCTGACATACTGCGACAATCCCTCCGCTACCAATGCCTTTTCTATTTCCTCAACGCTGAAGTTCTGTCCAGTACGTTCTTTTAAAGCCGCACGTATATAATATACATGATGACTTGGAATATGTGTGGTAAAACGTCCATTTTCCTCGTATTCATGGCTAATTTGCTCCAATATCGAGTTGAATTCGCGCTTTATTGCCATCGTACACATATTATACCATAAAAACACAAATATAGAAAGCTTTATGTTGTCAAGAAAAAAATATTTTTATTTTAGGGGTTGACAAAGGGTCAAAAAAAGGGTATAAAGTGGGTGTTTTTCTTTTTTCCCCTTTTTTCTTTTTCAGGAAACACCTAATGGTAAGTAGCCGAACTTCCAAACGATTAAATATTCGTTCAAGAAACCCCTTTGCGGTGTCCCTCAGACATTTCAAACCTAAAACAATTCCCAACAAGAAAAAAATAATCCCCCGCAGGGATAAACACAGGCTGGTTTATAGGACCAGCTTTTTTTATGCCTAATTTTTAGGCAGATATAAGTAGCCGCACTCTGGTTTATAAACCTATTCCCCAAAATTATGTAGGAGTCATACACATATAACGTGCAGGGGGGGAGTGGGTCATGCGTATGCCCTCAGTAATTACATAGAAAAAACATAATAAAATCAATGAGTTAAGTTTCTCCGTCGGAACAAGTTAAATCTTTGTTTTTATTGCATTTTTTAGCTTTGTATAATAGTCAATTTTTTGACGTTGTACCTCTGCGTGTCAGTTTATTGACAATGCGTGAAATATGCAGGTAATATAAATTTGTGCATAGTCAAAATATTGACGCTACGCTGAT